CACATCTATGTGCGATTACTGTGAGTTGGTAAGAGATGAAAACCACAGTGATGAATGTATGTGTGACCAGTATCTCGCCCTTCGCCACGCGGTAGAATTGGGTTGCGAAAACCTACCAGATTTGTAATCCCCACTTCTCGACACGAAATGTCTGAAAAAGTTCAAAAGTTAAGTCACGTCGAACACATCCTCAAGCGACCGGACAGTTACGTCGGAAGCGTGGACAAGACGGCGGAAGAACTCTGGGTCCTCGGTGATGGTAAATTCGAGAGGCGTCTGATCACCTACTGCCCGGCACTGTTGAAGATCTTCGACGAGATCTTGGTCAACGCGGTCGATCGAAACTCCGAGCACCCCACGGAGGTGACCACGATCTTAGTGAGTGTTACCGGGGATGGGGAAGTGTGTGTGGAAAACAACGGTCCCCTCGGTGGGATCGCCGTGGAAATGCACGACAAGGAGGGGGTGTACAACCCGGAACTCGTCTTCGGACACCTCCTCACGAGCACCAACTACGACGACACCAAGACACGGATCGTCGGGGGGAGGAACGGGTACGGGGCAAAATTGACTAACGTGTACTCCACGGAATTTAAAATCAAAATTAAAGATCCGGTGAACAAAAAAATTTATTCTCAATGTTGGAATGGGAACATGAAAAATTGTGGGAAACCAAATTTAAAATCTTACTCCGGAAACACTTCTTTGGTGTCCGTGACTTTCACACCGGATTGGCAAAAATTTGGTATGCGTGGCATGGATCGAGACTTTTTCAAACTGATCGAGAAGAGGGTCTGGGACGCCAACGTGTGCACGTCACCCAAGTGTAAGGTGAAGTTCGACGGGGAAGCCCTCCCCCGGATGAACCTCGAGGCGTACGCCAAGATGCACGGTCTCGAAAACACGTGCTACGCCGAGACAGATCGGTGGGCGGTGTGCATCGGGGCGAGCCCGGAAGGATTCAACCAGGTGAGTTTTGTCAACGGGATCTGCACCACGAAGGGTGGCACCCACGTGGACGCCGTGGCGAACCTCATCGCCCAAGGTCTCATCGAGGAGATGAAGAGTAAAATAAAGTTGACCGCCGGACAGGTGAAAAATACTTTCATGCTCTTCGTTCGGGCGACTTTGGAAAATCCAACCTTCTCGTCGCAGATAAAAAATGAGTGCACCTCCAAACCGGTATCCTTCGGATCAAAGTTTGAACCTCCGACCAAAACTTTTTTCAAAAATGTTCTCAAGACTGGCATCCAAGATGAACTTCTCTCCTTGTCCAAGTTCAAAGAGATGAAACAACTGGCGAAGACGGACGGCGCCGCGAGGAAATCTCGGATCACAGGTATACCAAAACTGGACGACGCCAACAAGGCTGGCACCGCGCAGTCACAGAAATGTACCCTCATCCTCACGGAGGGTGACTCCGCCAAGTCCCTCGCCATCTCCGGTCTCAGTGTGGTCGGGAGAGACTACTACGGGGTCTTCCCACTCCGGGGAAAAGTCCTCAACGTTCGGGACGCGTCCGTGAACCAACTCAGTGGCAACGCCGAGTTTCAAAACATAAAAAAAATTTTGGGACTCCAACAAGGAAAACATTACTCCTCCCTCAGTGAATTGAGATATGGAAAACTCATGATCATGACTGACGCCGACGACGACGGGACACACATCAAAGGTTTGATCCTCAATCTCATACACAGCATGTGGCCATCCCTCTTGGGATTAAATTTCGTCGTGAGCATGATCACTCCCGTGGTCAAGGCGACATCGGGGAAAAATAAATTTGATTTCTACACCTTGGAATCTTTTCGACAATGGTCCTCCGGGGTGGACACAAAAAATTTTAAAATCAAATACTACAAAGGTTTGGGTACATCCACCAGTGTCGAGGCGAGGGAATACTTCAAGGACATTCAACGACTGACCGTGGGCTTCGACGTGGACCCGGACACGGACAAGTCCATGAGACTCGCATTTGATAAAAAATTGGCGGACGATCGAAAAGTCATGATCCAAGAAAAAACAAAAAAAGGAGACGACACCATCGACTACGGAAACGTTCAAAAAATTTCAATCTCCGATTTCGTGCACCGGGATTTGGTAAACTTTTCCATAGCCGATCTGAAGCGAAGCATCGCCCACGTGGCGGACGGTCTCAAGCCGTCCCAGCGGAAAGTCCTTCACGCGTGCTTCGCACGGAACCTGACACAAGAAATGAAGGTGGCGCAACTCGCGTCGTACGTGTCTGAGAAGACGGCGTACCACCACGGGGAGGTGTCCCTGGCGGAGACCATCGTCAAGTTGGCACAGGATTTCACCGGAAGCAACAACATCAACGTGCTCGTGCCGTGCGGTCAGTTCGGGACACGGATCATGGGTGGCAAGGACGCCTCCCAACCGAGGTACATCTTCACCAAACTGTCTCCGGAGACGAGAAAAATATTCGATCCGAGGGATGACGCCATCCTCAACTACCTGGAAGACGATGGGAAATTGGTGGAACCCGAATACTTTGTGCCAACCCTTCCCATGGTGTTGGTCAACGGCACCAAAGGCATCGGCACCGGATTTTCTTCGAGCATCCCACCCTTCAATCCGAAAGATCTTCGAGACGTAATCAAACAAAAAGTAATTCACGGAGAACACGTGAAAAATTGTTTGAAACCGTGGTTCAAGGACTTCACCGGCACGGTGACCAGACAGGACGAACACACGTGGGTCGCCACCGGGACGTACTCCGGTGGTCACGTCACCGAACTGCCACCGGGGAGGTGGACCCAAGATTTCAAGGAACACCTGGACAAACTCTTGGAAGACAAGACCATCACAAACTATGTCAACAACTCGACCACGGAAAAAGTTGATTTCAAAATCGTGGGATACTCCGGTAACGATCCGGTGAAGGATTTCAAACTCTCGGAAACTTACAAGACATCCAACATGCACCTGTTCCACCCGGTGACGGGAATAAAAAAATATGAAACCCCGGAAGAAATCTTGTACGACTACGTAGACATCCGGATGCAATATTTCGAAAAGAGGAAAAAACATCTCTTGGAAAAATTGAGGGAGCGAGCCACCGTGTGCAGCCACAAGGCACAGTTCGTGTGGGCGGTGGTGAACGATCAACTAAAAGTTTTCAAAAGAAAGAGGCAAGACTTGGAGGCGGAGATCGCCCAACACTTTCCAAAGGTGGAGGACTCGTACGCGTACCTCCTCGACATCAAGACGTGGCAGTACACGGAAGAAGCGATCGAGTCCCTCGTGCAACAAACGCAGGAGGCGAACCGGGAATTCAACGAACTCAGTTCGAAGACTCCGAGGGAACTTTGGTTGGAGTGTTTGTAATTACCTCAAATTGTTCTTTTGTACAGTCAAGTTTGCCTCCACCTCCACGTTTAGCCAGTCGAGGTTGGCGTTCACCGCTTTCTTGAGCGCCTTTTGGTACGCCTTTTTCGTCACCGGGTTATCGAGGCGGTTGATCTTGTTTCGGATGGTCGAACGCAATTTGGACATTCGCTCGTTTCGTAGATTGCGGTTGTAGTTTTCGTTCGTGTAATTCTGACACAAGTTACCCTTCGGGTTTCCTCCGTAACACGTCTTCTTCACCGCATCGTATTCCAGTTCAAGGCGCTTCACCTCCGTGTTTAACTTGGACATCTCGTGAAGCATCGCGGCGCGCTTCCTGAATTGCTGTGCCATGCTGTTTCGAAGCGACGACTTCGGAAGGACCATCTCATCGAAATCTTCCGTCAACTTGACGTACTTTCTTTGCAAGGCGGATAATTTCCGGTCGAGTTGGACCATCTTCGTGCACGAAGACATGACGCGCATGCACTTGCCGTCCTTGGTAGACGTATTGTTCTTCTTCTTCGTGGTCTTCGGCTTTGGCTTGGCTTTGACTTTTTCCTGGCACTTACCGAGACGCTTAAGCTCGGGTGGGCATTTACTTCTGGTCTGCACCATTCTTGTTAAATTAAGTAAATATTTTTTTGTAGTCTCACATTAGATATGTCTGGAGGCGCCGGGGCAAAAATTTGTCTGAACGCGATTGGCATGCAGGATGAAGACCTTCTGTCCAAGAAACCAGAGGATGGGATGTTTTTCTACGAGAGCCAGAGGCATTCAAACTTTTCAAAGTATCACCGGAGTACCAAAGTAAAGTCACCGGGAAGCAAAGACTCGTGGCCTTTCGGAGAGACGATCAAGGTCGAGTTCAGACCTCAAGACAGGGGAGACCTCTTGAGCAACATGTGGCTCAGCATCACGCTTCCGGGTCTCACCGGAGGGAAGAACTACACAGACCAAATCGGGAGACACATCGTGAAAAAAGCGACGATGAGAATCGACGAGACCGTCTTGGAAGAATTTCACGCGGACTGGGGAATCCTCAACGACGAGTTGTACCTCGAGACGTCTGAAAAAGTCGCGAACAGGTTCCTCGTCAACCGGTCCCTCGCCTTCGATTCCACGGAACTGAACGAGAACGACGTGATCAGCGCCTACGAGTCAGAAATCCTCATCCCCATCAACTTTTTCTTCAGCAGGAAATACGCCGCGGACGAGTACAGTGGGAACAACCCGAACCGCCCGTACTTTCCCCTGTGTGCGTGCTTCAAACAAAAGATTGTCTTCGAGTTTGAGTTTTTCAAACAACAATTCTTCTGTGACGCCGAAAGCCAAACGGTGGGGTTACCGGAGTTCCACATCATCACCGAGGAGATCACCTTGACGAACGAAGAGCGATTGTACCTGACCAAACAGAAACAAGTGTTCATCACGGACATCGTCCGGAAACATCCGGTGACGGAAACGATCCCCGGTGACGTCACGGTGACCCAACAACTCGTCCCAAACATTCCGGTGAAAGCGGTGCACTGGTTCTTCCGGGACAAGAGGTTCGAACAGGAGGAGATAATCAAGGAGGTGGGGGAGACGGACGAAGGCAAATTTTTCTGCCACAACCGGTACAACTTTTCGAGTGCAGACGACTTCGACGAGTTGAACACCTTCTTCGTGCCGGTGATGAAGGACGCGAGCTTTTACATCAAAGGCAACCGGTTGCCGAACACGACGTCCACGGACCACACTTTCTTCAAATACTTGGTGCCGTTCCAAAAGAAACTGTCCCGTCCCACTCGAAACATTTACACGATGAGTTTCTCGATGAATCCGCTCGTGGTGGAACCATCGGGAAGCCTTGATTTTTCGCGACTTCAGGGGAACAAAACAACCTTGGAGTGCACGCTGGAGAGTGGACTCACGGAGACGTACTCTTTGAACATATATTACACGGGGTATGTGGTCATGGTGATCGAAAACGGTCTACTGAGAATGTCCACACAGGACATCTCGGAGGTGACGGCGGATCCGGACGCACCCATGACGGAGGAAGAAGCCTTGTCCCTCATCGCCGAACCCGACCCGGGTCCCACGAAACTGCGGGAGCCGAATTACGTAGACGACTTATTGAACAAGACGAAGCGATTGTTCTCCATGTAATCTAAAATTTTGTTTCGTATCACCCAACGTATGAAGTTCAACTGCGCTAAAGTGGTTTGAATCTCCATCTCCGTTCCCGGAATTTTGTACGTGATCTTCGACGACCGACAGAATGGATCGAAGAACCTTTTCGAGAAACCGTTGAGGGTATTTTTGTATGCGCAGTGCACGGTGAAGATCTTTCCGTCTTGGGTCTCGTAGTGTGTCAAGTTCTTCTTCGCGTAGTTCGTGATGAACCACTCGATCGACCGGAGGCTCGGGCTGCCGTTCTTTTTGTTCAACACGTTCACCAAGGCGTCACGGTTCGTGGGCTCGTTGTAAAACTGGTTGATGGATGCAAAAAGTAAATCTGATTTCGTTGACATTTTCGGTTAACCTAGTATATCATCTAAATCTTTATACCCGTCTCGGGTGTCCTTCTCGCACGCGGGACACCCGGGGACGTAACCTAAACACATGTCGTGATTGTGATCTTCGGAATAATTTCTCTGCATGAACGGCACCGGTCGAGACTGTTCCCTCTGGTACAAGTGTAGCTTGCAGTACCCGTCGAACTGCCCCGTTCGCGTGCACACGGCACCCATCTGTGTGATCCCCTTACACTTGGACTCCCCGGAGAGGGTTCGCACGTCCGGAATCATCGCCATGACGTCCATCTTGTTCAGACCGTACGCTCGGCACACCCTCTCCGCGAATTCCACACACGCCCCACGCACCCGGTTCTGGACCTCGTCCTCGAAAACATCAATCAATTTTTTCGGTATTTGAGGATCCATTAGACTTACTTATTGTTGTTTCGTAATTTTTAAATATGGAATCCAGGGTGGTCTGTTTTTCCTTGGATTTACGAACCGGTTTCGCCCTCGGGGGTTTGTACTGGGAGATGATCTCACCGAAGATTTCCTCCTTGGCGTCGTTCACGAGGGGCTCCAAGAGGTCGGACACCGGTTTCAAGAACTTGTTCAGGAAATAGTAGTGGTAGTCCACCGGAATTTTATTTTCCAAGACGTACTTTGGATCTTCCGCCTTTTCGAACGCCTTCGCCCGGTGACCGGCTTCCGTCTTCGTGAGGAGGTAGGGCACCCGGTCACCACTCTGTGGGGCGCTTCCGGGTTTTCTCTCTTCCATCTTTAAGTGCACCTGAACGTGGGACATGTTGTGGGACTTGTAATTTTCTAGATCACCCAACTGTTGGGATAAAATTAACTTTTCGTGGGGCACGTCTCCGGTGAGAAGTTCCAGAGCCCTCTCCCGAGCGAGTTCGATCGCCGGTTTGGTGTCGTTCGATTCCAAGATGAGATCCAAAAGTTCTTTGCACACCTCCCGGACGTGTGGGGTGTTGTCCCGGCGCACCAGACTCAAACCTTTCACGTCGATGTAATCCATGTGCATCTCCCCATCCTTCCCTTTCGTCCACAGTTTCGCGGCGTACCTCTTCTTACTGTAGAGAATGTATGGGTAGTACGTTTTCTCGAGTTCCAAGTCGTTCGGTTTTTTGAAAAGTTTCGTGCACTCCTCCGCCGCGCGCTCTCCGAGATCCCAACTGTACTTGATGGCGTCCATCCCGGTGCGCCCCTCGCAGTCAAACTCGACCATCACGGAGTCCGTATCTCCGTACCTCACGATCGCGCCTGGAAAGTGCTTCTCGACGTACGTCTTCGTCTCTTCGATCATGCTCCGACCCTTCGCGGTCGTCGTCGACGCGATCTCCGAACACGGAAGCATCCCCGATTTCACCCCGGTGAAACCGTACATGCTGTTCATGCTTATCTTGTACGCCAACTGCTTGCCGTTGTAGATCTCTTTCATGAATCCGGTAGCACTCGCCATGTCCTTCTTCGCTTTTTTACGGAAAGCCTTGAGTTCGTTCAAGATCGAAGGAAGGAGGGATGGCACGTCTTGGGCAAACTTGTACGTCTCCCCACCCACCTCGAACTCCTCGTAGGTGATGCCGGGGATGTTCCCGTACTTTGGATCTTTGACGAGTGTGGAGTAACACAGATTGTGTGCCATCATGATGCTCGGATACAAGGAGGCGAAATCCAACGCGGTGATGGGAGAGTAGTACGCACCCTTCTGGGCATCCAACACGGTCGCACCCACGTACCCCTCCGGAATTTTTATCTGTTCCTTCCCAAAGTACACCTTCTCCGTTTTGTAGTCCTTGTAAATCGTGGGCACCATGAACCCCATCTCCTTCGCCTTCTTCGCCAACTGGGAGAAAACTTTTATTTGTTGTCCCCGGGTGACGAGGAAATCCAATGGCACCCACGTGGCGTTCGCCATCTCCAACAGGTTGAGAAGGGTGCACAGACGCTTGAGCAACCGGTGGGGAAGGAGGGTGTCCTTGATGCAGTACCGCGCCACCTCCATGAGCTTGTGTGGGTCACCTTCCCGGTAACGCGCAAACATCTCCTTCGGGGACATGTCGATCTTTTCGTCCCCCAAGTACAACTTACTCACGCTGTTCAGGGAATAACTGTCCAACTTGTATCCTTTCTTCACCTCCTGGAAGAGATCGAAGACAAATCTTCCGGGCATGGGTAAAAGCAAAAGTTTGTTGTCCCCGAGGGCGCTCGAGGAGAGAATCTTTTCTTGCAAACTGGACATGACCCCTTTGAGGCGACCGAGGAACATGAACTTTCTCGCCCCGGTGTGCACCGCTCTCCGGTAGAGATACTGGAGATCGAAACCGAAAATGTTCCACCCGGTGATGATGTCTACGTTGTGCTCGTGGACGTACGCCGTGAACGCCTCCAACATCTCCTTCTCCGTGGGGTACCACACGATGTCACCGGAGTCCGGGTCGGGGTCGGTCTCCTTGTAACACAGACACGTCTTCCGGTAAGGCTCCTCGCTCCCCAGGTGACACAGGGTGATGGCGATCTGAAAACAGGCGTCGCCCGGAACCCTCGGGGACGGGAACTTTCCAGTGGACGAGTTGCACTCGATGTCCACGGAGGCGACGACGAACGGGGCGACGTCGTCCTTGTCTACCGGGGTCAGCGACGACCAGTCGTTGCAAAACAGATCGACGTCCACATCCGCGCGGTGGGCTCGCACGCAGTGGTCGCCGGTGTTGAGCCACCCAGCGGATTTGATCCCGGTGTCGTGCATGAAACGCAGGAGAGGATCGAGGTTCGCCTCGTACACCTTGAACATCGTCGGTCCTCGGCTCATGTACACCGGTCTTCGGAAAAAATAATCCAACCTCTTTTTGGATTCTAAATTTTTAAATTCCAATCTCACGAAATTATTTTCCTCGTTATTTTGAAATCCCCAAAGACATTTTCTCTTCACCGTCTCGTGACTGACCACGTACCCCGGGTACTTCTTCTCGATGATCTGAAACAACTCCGTCTTCGTCGACGAGAAATTATCAGGAAGACGAATGAAAAAGTAAGGATTGTAGGACGTCGTCACGCACACCGACCGCCCGTCCCCGGTTTTACCGATGATGGAGATAAAGTAACCGTATCCGTCTTCATCATCTTTTGCCTCCCAGGTGAGGGCTTGGAAATCAATCCCCATGTCGAAACTACGCTTAAAATTTTTATGTCAGTATAGTAATAATTATGAGTGGAGCATTGATCGAACTCGTGAGCCGGGGCGTGGCTGACACGCACCTCACGGGTCAACCCGAGATCTCGTTCTGGAGACAAAACTTCAAGCGACACACGCCGTTCAGTATGAAGCCAGAGCGTCTCGACTATATCGGAACCTTCGCCGCGAACAACGAAATCACGATCCCGATCGTGAGCAAGGGGGACCTCCTCTCCTACGTGTGGATCGAAGCGCCTGGTATCGCCACAGCGGACACCGCGTCTTCCCCGAGCGCCACCGGATTGCACGGGTCCACAGCGGCGAACCCGACCGAGTTCAGCCTCTGGATCGGTGGTCAACAAGTCTGCGTCCTCGACACGCTCTTTATCCAAGGCGTGCACAACGTGTTGTACAACACAGACCAGGCGAAGGCTTCCGGTGCCGTGACGACTTCTGCCGTTAAAAATAACTCCATCGGGGCGTACAGCGCGACCACCGGGGACCACTATTTCATCCCGTTCTTTTTCGGAAACGGTGATTTGACTCGCGCCCTTCCATTGGTGGCTATGCAGTACCACTCCGTGGAAATTAAAATCAAGTGCCGAGATGGATTCACCCCGGTGACCACCCCGAAAGTGTACGGTCAATTCATCTTCCTCGACTCAGCCGAGAGACAGTTCTTCACCGAAAACGAACACCAACTCCTCATCACGCAGACCCAGTACCAACTCGCCGAGAGCACGGACACGGAGTTCGACCTCACCTACTTCAACCACCCGTGCCGCGCCTTCCACTTGGTGAACGGCAAGAGCACGGACTCCAACTGGGCGACCGAGTACAACTTCGACAAGGCGACCCTCTACGTCAACGGCGTCGCGCACACGGAGAACATGTCCAACGTCTACCACCACACCATCGTGCCTCAAATGCACTGCAGCGTGCTCCCGGATAACGAACTCGACAACGTCCCGGTGTACACCTGGTCGTTCGCCGCCAAGTTGAACTCGGCGCAACCGTCCGGAAGCATCAACGCCTCCAGGATCGACACGATGAAGATCAACGTCACGTCCCCGACCGGTGGCAACTCCCTCCACAGGATGTACGCGGTGAACTGGAACGTCCTCAAGGTCTCGAAGGGTCTCGCCGGTGTCATGTATGGCAACTAAACACGTATTGAATAACAAAATATCACAATTTATGAACCATAGTTGGAAAAGTGTTTCATAAATTGATATCTATGGGTGGTGCGTCGAGTATCTCAATCTCAATCTTACCAGTGTCAGTCGTGACTCTCGGTGGGATGACCACCACTCGACACACGTTCGCGCTGATAGTGTTATGTGGGGGGACTATGATCGGTTTACACAACAAAGCGATGTTCATATATATTAATACTCCTCAATTTTAATACGTTCGAGCAACAACGTGTTTAGTTCTCTAAGACTTTTCAACTTTGTATGTAATGAAAGAATCTCATTGTCCCTGGCAGTCAGTTGTATCTTAAGCTCCCGCAGTTCCTTCGTGCTCTCCCAACTCTGATGCGCCTTCGTCTTCTTGTGTTGTTTCAGTGACGCCATCGATGGGTACTGTTTTTTGTTACATTCGCACGTGTATACGACGTGACATTCCATTAATCAAAAATGACTTACAATTTTTTAAGTGAATTAGTTGGAGAGTCTCCGGATTTGGGCATCACGGTTGTAAGACGAGCGCACGGAAGGGATACCCAGGTTTCTCTGTTTGACGCGCTGGCGGAGCTGGCGGGCAAACATGAGTCGCTTCACACGCTCTCTCGCCGCGGTGAGTTTCTTTTGAAGTTGTCTGTTCTTCTTCTTCAGGGCGTCATTCTTGTTCTTGAGCATCTTGAGGCTCGTGAGAGCCTGAGATTCTTTCCGGCTGAGGGCGTTTTGTCTACGAAGGCTCGGCATTTATTTAAAGTATACATGGAATTTTATTTTACGAACGGAACATCGAAACTAATCCTACAATCGCGAGCAAACAACAACATGATGAAGACGCGGAACTGATGATACCTGCTGGATTCGACGAACCGGTGTCATGTAGAACATTTTCAACACCACCGGTAGTTGTAGTTGTAGTTGTAGTTTTACACGGATTGTATGTACACCATAGGTTTCTATGTTGCTTTTCTTCCGCTTCCGATTGAAAAATGCCATCGAAACCTAATCTATTCTTTCCGTGTACACATATCAAACGACTGTCCGGATGAAACAAAAAAAATGCCTCTCTTTTGGCTTCCGGTGACATATCCGCCCCGGACAGATCTTTTCCTTTTGCAGCGTTTTCGTTCATACACAAAGCATAATAGAATTCTCTTCCTCCTGGTCCAGTTAATTTGTCTTTAAATTCTTCTCTCAATTGTTCATCTGACATAAACGATAAATTGAACTTCGATAACGGCATACTACGTTATGTGAACATTTTTTTCCTAAGCACGGCTTCGGATTTTACCGGATCTCGTGGTTCGGTTCTTCGATCGAAGACCGTACGTGCTACGCCGGGTCGGCTCCTTCTTCTTCTTTTGAATTTTCTTGGACGCCGGAGGGAGAGCCAAAGGACCCTTCGCCTTCGCCTTTGGCACCACCTTCGGTTCCGGTGACGGTGCGGGAAGAAGACCCTTCTTCTTTTCTTGCTGCTTGCGAGCCAACATAGCGACCAGACGAACCATGTTCGGAGTCATCGCGTTCTTCTCCCGTCTTCGCTGCGCAGCGACGTACGCGTACAACTTGTTGTCCGAAGAGAAGGCGTTGTTGCGTTCACTTTCGTATTGGTTTTGGCTCATCGTCGCGTACTTGTTGATGAGACGCATCTCGTTGTACATGCGACCCATGGCTTGGAAGACGCGCTTCTTACCACCCTTGTCCGGGTGCAAAGCGCGAGCACGCTGGAAGTACGCCTTTCTCAAATCTCTGCCACCAGTGTTGGCATCGACGTTCAAACTCTTGTGGGGGTTGGAAATTCTCAGCACGTTCACGTACCGGTTGAAGATGGAATCGGACGCCACACCGTTTTGAAGTTGGGCGCGGATCATGGCATCGTTGATGATGGAGTTCGGAACCCGGAGTTCCTTCAAATCCGCCTTGAGGTTCGCCAAAGCCGTGTTGACGTTCACCCGAGTGTTGCGTCTCTTCACCGGAGACCTGTTTTTAAGGTTCGTGTTCGGTGCCTTGCGCTTGAGAATCGGCACGTTCTCCATGCTGCTGTTGCTCATGTAGTTGACGTTCATGGGTTCGGGTTCCGATTCGGGTTCCGGAAGGGACACTTTTTGTTTCTTGACCGGAAGAGCCTTGAGGTTTGTGTTGGCTCCTCTTTTCATCGGGGCAGCCGTGTTCATCTTTCTCAAAAGTAACGCTTGCTTCATCCACACGTTGGCGATGTCTTGCTTTCTCGTGAGTTTGTTCGCCTTGATTTGGTTTTCAATCATCTTGAACGCCACGTTCGCGTTCGGCACGTGTGCCCGGATCATGATCTTCGCGTTCTTGATGATCATGTTCGCCGGAATTTCTTTCCTTTTCACTGGAGCATTTTTCTTTTTCAACTGGTTCCGGATCGGGGTGCGGTTATCACCCACCTTGCGCGCGATGGCTTCACACAGATCATCTTTAGTCCGGTAGACGAGTTCTCTCTTTCTGAGAGGAATGCTGAGGGACCGGGCGACTTGCTGAAGTTCGTTCTTCGGGAATCCCTTGCACTGCTTCCCGCGTTTCCGGGCACTGGCACTGTCCACCTTCGTCATGAGAAGGCGATTCGTGTCCAAAACTCTTTTCTTGGTGAAAGCGTAACCTTTACTGACAGTCATTATGGTATAACTTCAGATTTATTTTTTCGAGTATCGTGATCTAAGTCGACGGAACTCTTCGTTCGACAGTGGGTCTACATTACCGGTGTTAAAGTTGTTCACGACACTGTTCCATCTTTTCTTTTGAACCTTGGTCAATTTGTTGCCGAGGTTGGCAAGTTCGATCGCAGTGAGACGACCACCCTTCTTGATTCGGTTGAGAGCATTGTTCAACTCGGAAATGTTCGTCTTGTTGGAGTTGGAGTTGCTGTTCCGGATGTAATAGTTGTTGTTGTTGTTGTTGTTGTTGTTGTTGTTGTTGACCTTCACCGGCTTGGCTTCCTTTTTGACGTACCCGACATTTTTGAAAGCACGCTGACTGTACACCGGGTTCTTCTTAGAGTGAACTCTACCGAGGGAAGTGAGACGTTTCGCCACGTTTTTACGAGAGACGTTCTTCACGGCGGCGTTCAAAGCCGGCTTACGCACTTTGTTTTCAGATTTGAGGCTGTAACCGTACTTTCTGAGACTCAACTTCTTAGCGTTCGGAGTAGAGTTCATCTTCACGTGACGCGCGATGGACGCGCACAAGTCAGCCTTCGTCTTAGGCACGGTGACGCGCTTCGTCAGAGAAATGCGAAGTTTTTGTGCCAAAGCCTTGACCTCCTTGACAGTCTTCGTACGGCACAGTTGTGGGCGTCGACGTTTACCGGTCTCCATTGGTACCCACTGAAGTTCACCACCCTTTGAGAGTGTGAAAGCGATTTTACGCTTGATTGTCATGTTTTTACTATACACCCATAAAATTTTGTTTCGGTAGTCTGATTCCCAGACTTCGTAGAGCCGCGCGTTTTTCCCTGCTCAGGTGAGTACCGGGATCTTTTTGGTACTCCAACCAAAGATATAATCCACCACTCCCATCGTCTTCGTTCAATATGTCCAAATGATTGTGTTTCTTGTGGAAAGTCATCAACTGCGTGTACATCGTGAGCCATGCGTCTTCCGATGGAGTTATCCACAGATCCTTGTGCTCCGGGTTTTCTATATATTCGATACAGTTTCTAAGAAAAGTGTCAAAATATTCCGTGTAGTCGTAATCATTTACCTCCACGTGTATCGGTGGATCTATGAGTATCTCAAACTCGTGAAGTTCCACCGGGAAAGCCCAGTTCAGCATTTCCATTGGATCTGTCGATTCCATGACATATCTCAACATGTCAGCCGTCAGTAGTCCTCGACCTTGCTTTTTTTTCATCTTTTCATGTTTTCGTGCACCTTGTGCCAAGTATTCTTCCCTCGTCAACTCGATAGATTTTTCCATGATTATCTCTTGAAGCTCAATCGGAAGGGAATCCCATAAAGAAGTCATCACCCTATATTTTCTTAGATTATTTTTGCGCAACAGGAGTTGTGAAAAAGAATCTCTTAAAGAAATCATGAATGTAGATTTTTATCAGCCGTGTAGTAAGTTTTTCCCTTCATCACGTAACTGTATACACGTGCCCAAGCCCACGCCTGTTGGGACGCCCCCGGTCTGTGACCCGTCCTCCACGCAGCCATCCCTCTCCGGTAGACTTGTTGAAGCACTTCGATGGGCACCCCTGTGGCTCTGGATATCTGTGGGATCGTCCGGATCTTGTCCCCGTACTTGCGACGGAACCTCTGTGTGTACGACGACCGACGAGTCTTCACCCCTCGATCCGTGGGGAAAGGTTTGTAGTCACGGCGGAGCATCTTCTCGTATCGCCGTTCGACCCCGGATAAAGTCTTCAGCCCCCGGAAATATTTCAAAGGGGCGTATACGCTCCCGCGACTTTTCCGAAGCGAGGCGACTTTGCGAAGGATATCGCGATCACTAAGCATCTTAAATTACATACATATATTTTTACTGGTAACACCAAAGTAAATGTTCCCACGTGTGGTGTCCCACAAAAATTCCACCGGTGAGGGTAAATTTATATTTCAATTCTCGCGGACGGTGTTCACCCACCGCGATCGGTTTGGGAACGGGTTCGGGTTCGGGCTCCGGCTCCGGCTCCGGCTCCGGCTCCGGTGTGGACAGCCCGGATTCCATCGCGGCAGCCCTCGCGGCGGTGACGGCTTGGCGCATCTCCTTTCGGCGACGCCGGCGCAGTTCGCGCTCGAGTTGTCGCCTGGACGACGTGTAGATCTTGCGGATCAGTTTCATGGTGGTTAAAGATATTGCGCGATGAATTGTGAAGATATGCTCGATTACGTGTCACAAACCGGAATCGTCATAAAAGTCGGACAAAACGCCAAAGAAAACGACACACTGAGTCTGAGCGCGGACGCGTCGCACTGGTGGTTTCACGCCACCGACGTCGCCGGTGCGCACGTCATCGCGTGTGCGCCAGTCCTAGACCGAGAGACGAAGCGGGACGCCGCCGTTCTCGCCGCGTACCATTCGAAGGCACCCCGGACGGTCAAAATGACCCCGGTGGACACGTGCCAAGTCGAGGGCGTCACGAAGGATTCGGGGGCGAACCACGGACAAGTGCTCGCCCGCGACGTCCAGGTCCTCACCGTGTTCATGAACAAAGCCACAGAAAAGGCGAGGCTTGGCAGACTGCTCTCTCAAGTGCGGTGAATGTTCAAGAGGAGGACGACCCTTCGACCTTTGCCGGTGTTTGACACGGAGTGTTGAAGGGCGTGGTCGAAGAGGATCTCCTCCCGCGTGTCTTGGGGGTGGTCACCTGAAAAGGTATGGAGGACGCTCTGTTCGTTTCCTTGTAACACGAGCTGGTACCGGAGTCGTATGTTCGTCTCCGCCCGGTGCGTCGGAAGCTGCATGGGACTCTCCATCACGGCGATGATTCCGGTGTCCTTCTCCACACACGGGATGTTGTCAACCAGGTCGTACAGTCCTGGGAAATCTTTCACCTTGTAGAAGTAGTAGTCTTCGTTCACCGGAAACCAAGAGTCGTCGTCGTGAAAGTAAATCTTCTTCGCCTCGGACTCCATCATGTAGAACTCTTCGCATATCTCATCAAAGTGTGCCTTGAGGAGCCACAAGCCGTTGTAATCCTCCACCTTGTAGGAGTGTTTGTGGAGAAACATGTCGAAGAAACAATTCCGGATGGCGACCACCGGGCGGAGGGGGCGGTTAAAGTACAACCGGTCCACGGGTGGTTTGTAGTAATCGATGAACACCATCGCGGTGATTCCAAAGATCAGCCAGAAAAAAAACATTTTTTTCTTTATATATCATATACAAAAAATGCCTGGCTCTATTTACACAGGAGGTGAGAAGTACGCGCCGAAGCCCACGGAAGAAGTCCCGACCATGGAGAAGCGCTTCAAACCGTCCAAGTTCCCACTCAACATGCAACAGTTGGTCGTCCTCGTACTCATCGGCATGACTGCGTTCTCTTACAAGAACTTGAACCGCAATGGATTGGTCATCTTGAGCGTGGCGATCTTGATTCTTCTTCTCAACCAAAGAAAGGAAGCATATTGCCCGGCGTGCACACTCATGTGAAAAAATTTAATTGATACACAGTAAGATGAGAGTTACACTCGCGAAGAGTCCAAACCCGGAAAAAAAATGGAGAGTCACGCTCCCCGGTGGAAAGAAGGTAGACTTTGGTGCGAGGGGGATGTCCGATTACACCAAACACGGAGATCGTGAAAGGATGAAACTGTACGTCAAGAGGCACGGAGGTGTGATGCCTCGTGGCGACAGAAGCATCCGCGAGCGGTGGAACGATCCGACCACCCCGGGTTTTTGGTCCAGGTGGTTGTTGTGGTCGAAGCCGAGTTTGTCCGGCGCGAAGGCTTTGATCCGTAAAAAGTTCGGGATCATTGTTTCTGGGAATAATTCGTGATGATGAGTTCTTTGTCGTCGTTGACTTTTTCCAAGTATTCCCCCAACACCTGCGACACCGTCTTTTTTTTGAACCCGTACACGGACCACACCTTGCTGTCACCGGCTTCGGAGGAGATCGCCTCTTCCATCGCCTGCCAGAGTTTCCTAAATTCGTCAAACCCAGCGTTCGTGATGATCTGTCCATCACGAATTTTGTCGGCGAATTCCCTGACGATCTTGACGTACTTATCGGCTTGGTACACCCGAGCCACGTGAAGGTCGGTACCCGGTGTGAATCCAAGGGGGGTTGCCAAGAATACAGAAATTGCAGCGACGATACAAAAAAGGTACAGGTACTCCAGCATTTATATAATGTAAAGAAATTTAAAATATTTGTAATTACTAAATGAAAAGAAACTACGTCATTGGATTCGCAATCGTACTTTTCCTTTTAATTTTTTACACCTTCACTGGGAAAAATTTATTGAGTGCCTCCGAGGCGAGATCTAAGATCGCTTCGGGTGAGATCTCCGCAGTCGTCGACGTGCGCACGAGTTTGGAGTACTCCAACGGACACTATCCGGGTGCCGTGCACATCCCAGTGGGACAAATATCTGAAGAGACCACCTCTTCCCTCCCACCCAAGGGACTCTTGGTCTACTGCAACACGGGTCAACGCGCCAGATACGGTGCGAAGAAACTCGAAAAGTTGGGTTTCAAAAACGTCTACTACATTGCGTGCTCCCACACATGTCTGTCTTCGACCAACTCAAGTACCGCCTAAACCTCGGACGCATCAAGTACGGGCACGGTGTGCGCGTGAGCGACGACCCCCGGACGTGGGGCACGGTGAAGAATTCTTGGTTCGAGATGGCGAACGAGGAGTTTTTGGATGGGATCATCTACGTCGTGGCTGATTACATTCGAAATTGCGAAGATCCTAGAGCACCAGATTGCCCGGACGACAACGACCGCATAATACATTTCATTAATAATCCCTCATTAGTGCAGAGTGTGAAACACCGGAGAATTGTTCTTCTTCTGAAACAACTTATAGAAGATTGTTCATTTAATAACTAATAACCAAAATGTGCCGGTGCAAAAATGAAATCGCTTGGTTCGATGTCACGCAGTGTAAAAACTATTTGTCCCAACTGGAAGAGAAGTGGTACCTCACCCACGGTGGGTTGACGAATAAAAAACTGAACCGGTTGGGGTTCAAACAGTTCTTCCGGACGAGGGAGTTGGACGAAGACGGGCTCCCGCGCTACATCGACGATGACCTCGTCTACATCTCCTACGACGCCACGGTGGAAAACCTGCACGATCTGAGGACGAGGTTCAAACAAATACAGGCGTACACCACGGACGTGCGGGAACGGTGGAGACGTCTCCGGGAACAGGTCAGGGACGCGAAGAACAACGTGATGATTCAATCGAGGGCGAGACAACGAGTATAAAAATTCGAGGCGTACACTACCTAAAATGGAACACCTCGAGGAAGAATGCAAAAAAACGTATCGAAAAATTTTCAACTTGTTGAGAAAAGAGAATGAGATGCAAAAGATCGGGATCGACATGGGGAGGTACGTCGACGTTGAGATCCAAAAAATGCACGACACTTTTCTCGACAAGGTGCGACCGGGGAGAAGGCAGAGGATGATCAAAGACGCCCTCGTGGAGTTGGTGTTGGCAACGCTGATCCCGTTTGGAATCTGTATGTATCAAATATATGCACACCAGACCTAAAGTTGTAGTACAAAAGCATACAAATCGCATCCGCTATGTCGTGTTTCCGGTCGTAGGGAATCCCACCCTCGACGTGCCTTTCCGCTATGCTCTCCACCCGTTCCTTCCTCTGATCGTAGTCTAGGTGTCGCATCCCGAAGTGCGTGTGCATGCTCACCGGTGACACGAGCACGACCCGGTCGCGGAACATGTAGTGAAGGAGGGTCTGAATGTTTGTGAATCCACCGGGGGGTTGTCTCTCTATTAAAATTTTTTCCGCGGCGTCGAAGATGTACGCGTGGTCTTCGACGAAGAGGGGCACCAAGTCCGCGATCTCGTTCGTCGGTGCCACGTGTTTGTAATCCTCCAGGTTCACTTTCTTCACGAACTCGACGTGAATTTTCGGACCCTTTAGGGGACATTCGGCGAGGACGAGACCCATGTTGTTGTATCCGATATCAATGGAAAGTATCCTCATTACATTATTCTTATCTTTCTCTTTTAACTATTCTTCTACTTCTTCTTTTTTAACGTCGTCGTCTTTGACGTCGATCTCCGTGACCCCGGCGTCCTTTAGTTGTTGGAACACCCGGAGCATGCCCTCCAACCGGTACATCTCCTTGGTGGTGTTCTCGAGGGCGGCGAAGGTGCGTTGAATATTGTCTTCGATGTTGAACTTTCCCATTTTCGTGTAACTTACCATCGACTCAAATCTTTAAACTTTTTCTGGACACATACTAGAGATGATGGACTACGATCGCCTAAAAGCCCAGGCAAAAAAACAAAAAATCCGGGTGACCAAGAACGTCTCCGGGAAGAGGGTGCCCCTCACGGAGAAGGAACTGAGGGCTGCCCTTCGCACGAACTACGACTCCGCCATGGAGAACAGTTTCAGTAACATCGAAAACAACGCGAAGAGCGCGGTGCGTGAATTCAATAAGAACGGAAACGTCTTCTACAACGCCAAGAACGAACTAAACAACGTCTTCTTCAACGCCAGCAACACCGCGTTTGAACTCCGCGACGAAGCCAAGAACGCGATCGACCTCAAGTTCAAGACCAAGTTGATCAATAACGCGTACCCGGAAAAAAACAAAAAACTCAAAGAGTCCGCGGTGAGATTCGCCACTAAAATCAGAAACATGGTGATGAATAAAAACTTACCAAAGGCGGTGGCGACCTTGACGATGTTGTTGCAGGTGGTCTACCTCCACCAAAATCCTAGGTTCATGAACAACCAAATCAACCAATTCGGACGGGTCCCTTTCCTCCGTGCCATCTTCCGGAAGGGTGACGGTCTGTTCGCCCGCTCGTTGAGTGCGTTCGGTGCGAGCCCGACGGAGGCGCAAGCCATCTACGAGACCGTCATGGCGACCATCCCCGGTAACGCCTACGACCGCTCCGTGGCGGGGGTGTTCACCACCTACCTCACCATGGTCGTCCTCTCGCTGATCTCTATGCTCCCGTGGGAATCCACCCGGGGGATCTCCTTCGCCGTCTTAAAGTTCATCTTCCGGCAACTCGAACTTTTGTTCCCGTCGGTGGCGAAGACGGTCTTCAAGGTGGTGGTCGAGAGGAAGCGCACGTCCGTGGAGCGAGGGAAGTCCATCGTGAAGACGGTGTCACTCACGAAGACTCTCCTTCCACTCATCGTGCAATTGGCTTTAAAGAGTTGAGTCGAAAACAAAGTAATGATGATGAAATCCACACTCGTCGATTTGAGACTGACCCTCTCCGGAATCAGAAACGATCTGAGACTGGCATTTTTCAGACATAAAGGGGGTGGACAATGTTCCAAATCGGGGAGAGAATACGAGAAGCGGTGTTGGGCGAACGTGCGCGACCACCCGACGTCGACGCGCCTGTCCGGTGGGTCCGGGCACGGAAACGACCTACTGTTCGAGTGGGGGGACGTCGAGGTGAAGAAGGCGTTCGCCCCTGACTGGGGACAGGAAAAGTTGAAATGGACGAACGGGGGGTGGTCCGGAAAGTTTCCGGGGTTGGACGCGATTCGCATCCCGGAACTCCCACCGGGGCTCACGAAGGAGGCGCTGGCGACCCTGCGCGAGGACAACCCGGATTACCGCGATCAGTACATCGACGTCGACGACACGTGCATCCAAAAGTACTACCGGGCGAAGGGAAACTACTACATACAGATCAGCGATGGGTTCGGGTTGTACCACCTCGGTGAAGACGTCTACGATCTGGGCGTACCCGAGTTCACGGTGAAACAGAAGATGCGCGTTCGGGTCAAGTACCACAGCGCCAAAAACTTTTCGGTGACGTGCGCGTTCCAACCGGTAAACATCCGGAAGATGCCCCGGAGTCCGTATTCCCTGGACGACATCGACCGGTTGCCACCTAAATTAAAGGTTTCCCACGAGAGTACATTTAAGAAGGATGAAATCGCCCCTTCGGTATCCTGGTGGAAAGACGAGGGCGTGTAAGATTTTAGATGACATCGTCCGGGAACGTGGTTTAGACACCGCCCGGGTGGTGTCACCGTTTTTCGGGGGTGGGTCCTTCGAGTTTCACATGCACGAGAGGCACGGATCAAAACTCGTCGTCAACGACAAGTTCACCCCGCTCTATACTTTTTGGTCTCAGTGTAAGACGAACAAATCCAAACTCTGTGGGGAACTCAAAAAATTGTTGAACACGGTGACCAAGGAAACTTTCCACTCTTTCCGGAAAAAAATTGTGGAGGAGACGGACGCCCTCGCCAAGGCGGTGTATTTTTTCGTCATCAACCGGTGTTCGTTCAGCGGTGCCACCCTCTCCGGTGGCTTTTCCGAGGAGTCCTCGAAGAAGAGGTTCACATCCACGAGCGTGGACAAGGTGGAAAAGTTAGACCTCTCCGACGTGGACTTTCACAACGAAGACTTTGCGGATTTCTTGGAGACCCACGGCGCCGGGGACGGGTTCATCTTCGCCGACCCACCGTACTACTTGGAGAAGAACTCCAAACTGTACGGCACTTCCGGGGACATGCACGAGACCTTCGACCACGAAAAACTGGCGGAGTGTCTCCGGAAGACCGAGATGCGGTGGTTGCTCACGTACAACGACTGCGAGCGCATCCGGGAACTGTACGAGGATTTCACCATATTAGAGACGTCTTGGTCCTACGGCATGAATTCGAGTAAAAAATCTAGCGAAATTGTAATCGTGTCTTAAAAGTGAAACTCCATGTCTAGGTAAGATGCTGTCTCGCTCTGGGTACCTCGTGGACGCGTGCCCGGAAATCGCCGACATAAAGAAAGAACTCACAGTTCGTCCCATAGTGAACAATGAGTTCGGGTTTCCTCCACCGCCTTTCAAAGTATTTAGAAAAACTAAGAATGGAATCTGCGTTCCAAGATACTACGGAAGTGGTCGACTTGGAGAACCCACTGGTGACCGGCGACCCGCACCCGCCCGAGCCAATTTGCGATTCGCCGGAACCCTTCGAGACTCCACCCACCAAAATGAGGCGCTTGCGAAGGCTGTGTCAGCGGGTCACGGAGTCCTTTCGCTCCCGTGCGGGTACGGGAAGACCACCGTGGCGTTGGCGATCGCGTGTGAGTTGGGATACCGCACCATGATCATCGTCCACAAAGAGTTTTTAGCCAACCAGTGGGAGGAGAGAATCCATCAGTTTTGTCCGGGCGCCAAGGTGGGGAGGGTGCAGCAAAAGAAGATGGAGATCGAGGGGTGCGATTTCGTCATCGCCATGCTCCAATCCCTCTCTCTCAAGGAGTACGACTTCGGGGATTTCGATTCCGTGGGCACGGTGATCGTGGACGAGGCGCACCACATCTGTGCCAAGGTGTTCAGCCAGAGTCTGTTCAAGATGTGTCCGAAGCACATCTACGGTCTCTCGGCGACCCCGGAGAGGAAAGACGGGCTCACGAAGGTCCTTCACTGGTTCATGGGTCCCACTTTTTTCGCCGTGGAGAGGAAAAACCAAGACGGGGTGGAGGTCTTCCCGGTGGTGTACGAACACGACATGTTCCGGAATCCCCCTCCGTGCATGCGAAACGGGAAGATTTCCCTCCCGAACATGGTGACCTGTCTGGTGGAATTGAGGGACCGGAACCAGATGTTGGTGAAACTCATCAAGAAAGCCTCGGCGGGGACCCGGCGGTTGTTGGTGTTGAGCGAACGCCGTGGACACTGCGAGATGTTGCACCAGTGTTTCCCGAAGTCTTCCGGGTTGTACATGGGTGGGATGAAGAGGCAGGACCTCGAGGAGTCTTCGACGAAAAAAATCATCTTCGCCACTTTTTCACAAGCCCACGAGGGGTTGGACATTCCAGCCCTGGACACGGTCATCCTCGCCTCCCCAAAGTCGGACATCGTGCAGAGCATCGGTCGGGTCATGCGAGAGACCGCCGGAAAGCAAAACAACCCCCACATTTACGACATCAAAGACGAGTGGAGCATCTTCACGGCGATGTACTACAAGAGGCTCAAGGTGTACAAGGCGGGTGGGTTCAAGATTTACGGCAAGGAGGCTGTTGAGAAGACCGAGGAGTTACCGGGTGGATTTCTATTTAAAATTTAAATGTGACTTATTGTAATAGGAATGTCTTCGAGTGGAGCCATCGTTTCCTTAGTGAGCAAGGGCGTTCAGGACGCGTACCTGAACAGCGACCAGTTAGACTCGTCCCTGTGGCGCACGAAATTTAAGCGTCACACCAACTTTGCCCAAGCCCCGAAATTGATCAAGACGATCAACGACAATGACACGAACATCGTCATCCCGGTGTGGGGGGACATGGTCAACGCGGTGTGGTTCGAGGGACCGTCAGCGGCGACCAAGTTTTTCGTCGGGAGCACCATCGACCTCTACATCGGTGGGGTCAAGGTGGACAGCCAACCGTACGAGTACCTCACGGACATCTACAACACCTACCTCGCCGACACGTGGACCAAGTCCCAACACATCAACAACAAGGTGTCTCAAACCACGGAAGGATTCGTGCCCATGCACTTTTTCTTCTGCGACGGCGGCGCCGCGTTCCCGATCTGCGCCCTCGCCTTCCACCAAGTGGAGATCCGGATCACCCTCGACCAGGAGTACGTGTCCACCCTCACGAGCGCGCAAAGAAACATCAAATGTTACGCGAATTTCATCTATCTCGACACCACCGAGCGAGAAGACCTCATCAACCGACCGATGGATTTCATCGTGAGTCAATTGCAAACGCTGTCCACCGGGCTCGACTACGTCTCCGACAACAGCGCGGGCGGTGGCGGGGACAACGCCGTGGACATCGGACAGTTCAATCACCCGGTCCGGTCGATCTTCTGGGGCGTTCGCGCGCTCCAAGAGGACGACGTCAACGACCGGTTCACCTTCCGGGAAGCGGACATCATGCTCAACGGACAGGTCGTCCTGGAAAACATGTCCCCGATGTATTTCCACACCATCCAAAACTACTACAGCAGCAGGTACGGGGTCATCCAATACGACGAGTCCTCCCAGGTCCCATTCTACACCCGGTACTACGCGTACCACTTCTGTACGAAACCGGACCAGTACGTGAACTCCGGGTCTGTGAACTTTTCGAGACTTGATTCAGCCCGACTCAATCTGAGAGGGGTCGAACTCGGGGACGAGCGCGTGGATGCGAACGCCATCGCCGCAGCCGGGGTCACGGTCAAGGCGAACGACAACGACCTTCGGGTGTTCGCCCTGTCGTGGAACGTTCTCCACATCGAGGGTGGTCTCGCCGGACTCAAGTTTGGCGCGTAACTGGTAATTATCTTTTTCTAATTATTAAGTAGAGATGCCTATCATCGGTAACACGGGTAAGTTCGATCAGATCTACCTCGCTCGTCTCGACCCACAGAACGTGGAGAACGAGGTGCGAACGATCGAAAATATCTTCACCGGTGATCTCGAGGCAAGTAATGTGTTCACCTCGAACATCGGTCTCGCCGGGGCACTGGATCCGACACACAACTTCGAGATGGGTTCGAACTTGTTCATGGATGACTTGAGGACGGACCAAATTGCTCTCGAAGTGAAGAAGCGCACGAAACTTCACGACGTGTTGTTCGTTCCACAGATAGCCATCAACAACGACGCCCCCCAATACGCCATAGACGTCTTCAACACCACCGGAAGTCGCGTCTTTTTCGTGGACGTCAACAACCCGACGAGCCCGGTGAACGTCACCGGAGGGGTGGCGATGAGCAAACTCACGGCGACGTCCGCGACGATTGGTTCCGGGTTGCGAACGGTCGTCATCGATCCCACCGATAACGACAACATGATGACCGTGAGCGGGAACCTGATCGCGTCCAAGGTGACCGCCATCGACGGTCTCTCGTTCGGTTCGAACATCGAGTTGAACGATACCGGGGCGACGGTGATGGCGCTCACCGGGAACGTGCAGATGGTGGATTCCCTCGTGGAGATTAGCGGGAATGTGAAGATCACAGGGAACTTGGAGATTACCGATTACGCGACGTACACGCAACCGACGAATCTCGCGGTGGAGAATCCGGTGATTCAAGTCGGTGTCGGGGCGACGAATTTGCAAGACACGGCGGTGCTCTTTCACCAGTACAACCAAGCGAACGCGTTCGTGGGCTACCTCCACGACTCCGTCACGTCTGTGCCCCCGGAGTTCGTCTTCGGTCTCACCCAAGCCGGTCCGGATTTCGTGGAAATCTTGGCGGAGAGCACCGATGTCAACGTGCACGTCCTAGGAAAACAGTTTGTAGACTCGAACATTGGCATCGCTAACACGAATCCCTACCACCAGTTCGCCCTCGGGTCCAACCTTTACATGGAAGACACCGGTTCGAACGTGCTCCACACCTCCGGGAACATCTTCGCAAATTACATCACCGTGGGCGAACAGATTCTGCTCGGGTCGAATGTCGTGATCGACGACGACGCCGCGACCGTCCTCGAGGTCACCGGGAACGCCCAGTTTTCAAACCTGTACACGTCGGAGCGCGTCATCATCGCGAACACGAACCCGGCTGCCGGACACTCCCTCTGCATCGGGGACAAACTGCACGCCCACGCCGGTAGCAGCCACGCCAACGTCTTGGTAGTGCACGGGAACACGGT